GTTTCACCAGCAGAAATCGTAGGATAAACTGAGGTAAAGAATTGTTCTGCTACATTGTTTGGTATGATAGCGGCTTCGTCAACATACAATAAGTTAACTGACTTACCACGAATACCCGATGCGCTTGTTGCGGCTGTGAATACGATTGAGCCATTCTCTAAAGCAATGTCACCTTTGTTCCATGTAGTGACACCTTGCTGAAGCCATGTGGGAAGATTCTCATACATGATTTGATACCGATACAAAACTTCTCTAGCGGCTGTTGCTTTGTTTGCTAGAATCGCTACAGTCTTGCTTCCTTGAAACAATGTGTACCAAAGAATGTAAGCGGCTGAGGTTGTTGTTTTACCTTGTTGACGACCTTCCATAAGAATAACTTTACGATTCTCATGGATAATCTTTACTTTGTTCTTTTGACAATCGTATAATTTGAATGGCTGAAGCCCGTGATCTAGCGTGACAATCTTACAATAACTTTCAATGAAGTATATTGGATCGTCAGCACATCTTAAATATTCTTCAATCTCTTCTTTGGTGAAATTGAGTGGTACGCCAGATGCTTTTAGATTAGAATTTCCTAAGTAGGATTTTGCAGTCATCTCTTGCCAATTAGTTTCTGTAATTCTGCTGTGCTACCAACAAATAGCGCATTCGTTATATGCTGTGCTGGTTGTGCTGTGTCATCTTTTTTAGATTTCAAGTCTTTTACTTTTTTACCTAAGTCTAACAAATCTTTATTTGTGTCTGACAATGTTTTAATCAACTGACCAACAACTTCATATGCTCTTGGAGACTCACCTTCTTTTGCTAAGAAGATAATGTTTTCCATAGCAACTTTGCCTTGCTCAATGAATAGCTTAAGATTCTCTCTCGCATATTCATAGTCAGCATCAATCGATTCATCGTTCGGTGCACCAGTAGAAACAGGCTCTTTAACTTGTTCTACTACTGCGGGTACCGATGCTTGTTCAACAATCTTACCCTGCACATCAAATATGTCATTCAACTTATCATCAACAGTTTTTTTCATGTAGGAATTATTGGAGGTGTTGTTTGTGTTTCAGTTATGTCAAAATTATCGTCACCAGTGAACGTCTGTATATTTATAGCAGTATTATCAATGTGTGAAGTGTTAACTTCTGCGTTGGAAATATACTTGAATTTTCTACTAGGTCCGAATAGATATCCTTTGATAGTAAAATCCATTTGCCACGAAAGAACTCTACGTCCATCAAAATCGCCTTCATATGAATCATCAACTGTGACAGAGTTTAATTCAATTGGTACGTCCATGTTGATTCCTAATTCAGGAACAAGTTTCATTGTGACTGTCCAATCTGGTGTGAAGAACGGAATAATCTGTTCGACAATTTGCGTACCGTCTTCCGCATATCTAACTAATGCATATAGAGAGAAATTGATATCATATGGTACAGGCGTGTATGTATAGTCAAAGTCTGTGCCACCAGTGTTTACACCTTTTATAATTTTATGTGCGCTATTTAATTTTCTTTGTGGTGCATATGATATACTAGTAAACTCAAATCCCATTCTAGGAAGAGTAACAGAAATCTCACGATTTAGTGTGGGATCACTTAAGACACGCTGAACAAATTTTTGCTTCGGCGAGTACTCAATAGGAACGTTGATTGTTTGCAGTTTGCTTCCGTCGGTGCCATATCTTTCGACTTGAATTTCATTAAACAAGTTTCCAAACATAACGACATAACGTCTTAATGTGCCATGGTAAAAATCGTGACCGAACATCATAGTTAATAAGTCCTTGTAAGTGCAAATGGGTTTGTTTCGGAGAAGTCTAAAATATCTCCATCAATAATTTTCTCTCCAATTGCTTCATTGTCTGCGGAAACTTCAAATGGTATAACTGTATCTCCTTCTGCAACAAGTCTAGTGCCATCTTCTAAAGCAAAAATATTTGATTCTTCATCCAATATCTTTTCAATGTTATCGGTAGAAAGACTATATTGATCTTCAATTGCATCGATTTCAGTAACACCAGTATTAATTTTTTCGCTAGAGTATTCGTATCTATCACAACGCATTTCGTATGTGTATAGTTTACCTAGCTGAAAGAAGTTTTCAATGTTCTCTGTGAATTTAATTTCGTACATGTATCCAAGCATAGGAATCCAAATTAAGTCTCCTTCTCTTGGTCTTAAAATACTTGCATAGTCATATAGTTGTTCATCTAGTAGATGTTCGCCATCTTCATTCTTAAAGTTATATCCATACTCTGTTATGAATGATGGCTTCAATGATTGTGTGAATCTTTTCTGTGCAACAACAAATGTGATTGATTCGTCAATTTGCAAACCAAACTTGGTGAGAAAATCTTCTTGCCCTGCGAATCCATCAAAACTCTTGATGTACAATTCCAATTCAAGCGCATCATCAAATAACATAGACGCATCTTCACCGTAAATTTTATCTAAGTTTACATGTGTTCTTGGTACGTAATAACCATCCACACCATAAATCTTAATGGATTCAATGACTAAATCTTCAACAAGACTTTGTTCCTGTTTGACAGGAGTGTATTGATTAAAATGACGATTACGTGCCATGGGTTAGCCTAGCATATCAGTAACAGGTAATGAGTACGAACTAATCATTTCTGATTCGATAGCTTGAATTTCATCTGTAGCTTCATCCCAGATTTTTTGTCCGTTGAATGTAATGCCACCCGGCATAGAAAGTCCTTCAAACTTTTTCAAGTTTTCACCCCATTGTTTTTTAATGAGTGCTGTGCAATATCTCTGAAGCCATCTGTCATTATAGATATCTGTATATGTGTCAGGATCAATTTTTTGATACGCTTCGACAATAATGTATTCACCGAGAACAACTTTCTCACCCCAAGCAATGTCTACATAAAGTTTGTTTGAGTGGCGTTGAAAACGAATAGCTTGTTTACCAACGAATAATTCTTCAGCTAAAGCAACGTTTTGAAGTGCCATGTAGTATGGTGCAAATGGTCCTGTATTGAATGCGAATAAGTCGTTAAGGGCAATCTGATATCTTAAATTGAACAAGTTGTTTGTAGAATAACTATTACCAATCGGAAGAATATTGGTGACACCAATAACGGAATCATCAATGGAAAGATATTTATTGGTGATATCGGTTTGTGTGACTTGATGTGCTAGATACACTTTCTCTGTTGCATCGTAGTGATAATCGTAGTAGTATGAAAATGCCATTTCAATGCAATCTTCAGTTTGTTCGTCCGCTACGTTTATCTCTAATAGAGGCGCACCTAATCTTCTAAGGCAGAATTCCTTAAACTCATCTCTAGATGCTGGCTTGCTTGTACTCATTTAATGTGCCCCTTAAAATGTCTTTACTCTATTTATAATACTGGGCATTCATAAAAAAACCCCCAATAAAGGGGGTTTTGATTTTGTTTGATATCGAATTATCGATTCATGCCTTCAATGAAAAGGTCATCAATCTGTAGTTCAGTAAGTCCAAGAACATTAGAAATTAAAGATGTAATTGGTGAATTATTTCTTTGAACATATTCACCATATTGCCATTCGATTTGTGCGACACTTTTTGCATTTTCTTCCTGAATACTATTAATAGCAGATTCTAATGTCGTTAGAATTCCCGCACTTAAGAATGTTAATCTGGCTTGACGCATAGTAATTGAATTTGGAACAATTGATTTTCTGTATGATGCATTTGCAGTATCCAATTGACTCTGAGTAATGCCTGCCGCAAGTGCTTCGGATTGAGTTAAAAATGCATGATCCGGATAATCCGCCCAAGTCATGTCTTTTCTATGTGCATCGTCTAATACATCTACACCAGAAATAGTTCCCCAAGTAGATGGTAAAGGACCAGAAGATAGAACTTCTTTTTGTGATTTGTTTATACAGTAAAATGTTGTCATTTGTATTCCAGTTTAAATGTTTTTTTCTGATGAAATAGTCTTCTATACGCCGACCTATGCATTGTCGGATATGAGAATGTGTGTCTGTCTTTATCGTTCTCAGTACCTTTCATGCAAACTCCCTGCACAGTTTCTCTTTTAAAGGGGATTAATTGCAATAATGGTGTTCCAGCCGGTATCGTGATTTCACATTCATGTAGTGCAGTAAATACAAAATTGATTGTATGAAATGTATCAAAATCTATAATTCCAGGATACATAAACAAGTCTTTCAAAAATGGACTATGATAATATGCAGGAATTAAATATCCAGACCAACCCGATTTACCAAAAACCGCCCATGGACAAGGAACCTTAGTAACAAGGCCTCGTACACTACTATTTATAGGAACCATAGGTTCAACCATCTTAAAATTCAAATTACTTTCCTGAGAATTATAATTATTGTTATATTTTATTACAGTACCGCCCCTATTGGCTTTTATTATCATGTCCGACCATGCAGGAATAATATATCCAGCTTTTGCATAATCTGACATACCTGGACAATTTAAAAACTTATCTGTATTACTGTTTTCTTTTTGATCTTTTATCCATTCGGGCATCACACTTCGTGCTAACTCAATTCTAGTTAGAGGAGACACATTCGGCGCTCCTCTAGTACATGCAAATCTTATTTCAGGATCATTATCGAATATATTGCCAACAAACTGTTTTAATTTGTCTATAATCATTATTTTTTCACCCTTAACTCATCAGTATACACACTCTCCCTTGACATTTGTTTCTTGGTGAGTGTGACAATTAAATCAAATTCATCGTTATTCATTTTTCTAACAGTATAGTCTTTAGTTAAATTATCACGTTTTATAGGAATTGCAGTCATCATTGGAGTTCCCGCACGAATGTAACCATCATATAATGGTTTTATCCATTTTCCAGGAAAATTAACTTGTTTAGGATATTTATCGGTATCGACTAATCCACCCAATAGCTGAAATCTATCTTCCATGGTGTTTATAGATTGAATAAACAGGGTGGACCAACCTGGTGCAGTTTTAACTACCCAAGGATTT